AACCTGAAGCTCTGCGAGCGTGAGATCTGACCATTTATGCGGGAGGCGTAGTTCCATTGTCTTATTAACTAAAGTTCGTGGGTTTCCTTACAAAAACGGTTTGCGTGAATCGTGCGTGGATTTTGCGTGTTTACGGGTCGCCCGTATTTTACCCGATAGCGTATGAACCAAAGTTCGGGTTCGTTTGGTTGAAGGTAATCGCGTATCGCATGGCATCGATAGCGTGGTTAAACTCATCGACGGGTTCATTGAGTTGCTTGCCGTTCTTATCCTCCTTCCATTTGTAGTTGCGGAGCTCTTTGATAAGATTCACACTCCGAGACGTGATAAGAAGCGGTCTCGAATGGAGGAATTGGATTCCATTCTTAACCGAATCTCTTCCCTTTCTTGCTCCGTGAGTATTGAATCCGTGGCCGTGTATCTCGTCGATGCTCTTGGGCTCAGCACTGTCACAGATGATAACATCCGATCTATGGACTCCAGAATCTCGGAGGACTTTTGATATATCGCTATTAGTGAGGCGTGACGCGTAGCATATTTCGTCGACGGCGAATCCGTGTCCGTCGGTGTACGTTCGGACGATGGCCGTTGGGTCGTTCGTGTATCCGAAATCAATTCCATAATGAAGGGGTTTAAATTCGTTCGGTATTTGGTCTACTTCTTTCCAATGCGTGAAGATAGTCGCCCGGGATGTTCCTCGCTCTCCGAGGCCGTACACCCTCCAGAAGTTTTCGTCCGCTTCTCGGAATCGCTCAATTTCCAAGAGAACACTTTGCGGAAGGAAGGGGTTGTCTTTATACGTCGTTTGGAAGAAGTCCGCGTCTTCTCTTGGGATAACTTCGTCATAGATCCAGTGGAATTCGTCTGAAGGGTTGTAGTCGATTATGGTCTTCCCGGTTGTTCTGAGGAGGAGTTGCCTCCAATCTTCGAGGCTTATTTCATTCGCTTCATTGACAAAGAGAACGTCACGTTTCCTCCCCCGTACCTTTTGCGGCTGGTCGATGGAAATAAATTCGACGAGGTTTCCGTCGAGGTGGTAGGTAGCGTCTGATTTATTGTGAAGGTCGGCGTTATAAATCTCTTCTCGGTTGAGTATCTCGAAGAAGTCCCGCATCGCCGTAGCTCGAAGGGCGGGGAACGTCTTACGGCATATCGTAATTACGAGTCCGGTATTCTTGTAACATAGCTCGATTAAAGCCGTGAGGATAGAGTACGTTTTCCCCGATCGCGTTCCGCCTTGGTGGACTTGAATCTTCGCTTTTGAATTCCTTACGTGGTAATATGTGGCGGGGAGTTTATTCATCTAACCATGAAAGCGGCTTCTTCTCTTGGACTTCAATCTCTTGCCGTTCGATATACCCGCGCTTCTTGCCTCGGGTCTTGAGCATGAAAATGGTTGCCGCCGGATTGCCTTCCTTCACGAGTTTATAGAGGTGGGATTCTGCGAAGTCGAGAACGCCGTCTTGAATGGATTCAACCGCTTTCTTGTATTCCTCGTCCGCCTTCATCCATGCGTAGTGAGTGGAGCGGTCGATATTTGCCATCTTCGCGGCGGTTGATACGATACCAAGGGACTTCTCGAGGGCTTCCAACATGGCCTCTTTTTTGGTGTTGGATTTGTGGGTCTGTATCGCTTCCATCTTCTAAAAGTTGAGCGGTAAGGTAGGAATCGAACCTCCCTCTCCCGGCTGGATGCCGGGCGCATCGCCACAATGCTTCAACCGCGTGGATAAGGTTTACTTAAATGCTCGTATTTCTGTCTATCTGAAGCATTCAATGGATAAATATACTTCCATTTCGGCATTGTTCTCAGCACTTCTACTGAATGACCTAAACTGCGAATTTTTTCCGCTGAAGACGTGCCATACTTGCTGCTAATCGTACGGCGGTGTTTTCTTTGTCCATCAATTACCAAATTAGAATCGGTGGAAAATCCGGTATATATCCAATTAGTAGCTTGGTAAATTATACCGTTATGATTTTGCTCGCTATCAGCATAAGAAACGACTAATTTCACGGATGGTGATTTCTTCTTAAGCAATTTAAGGCTTTGGGCTAAGGCTTTACTCGTTTGTTCCTGCTTGCCATTTAAAGCGACGCGTAACAATTCAACAACTTGTCCTTGTTGTAACCCATAAGGTCTTGCAATGTTTGCAGCAGCTCCAACGCCATAACAAATCACCCCACAAAATTCTTTTTCATTATTGAAAACGGCAAAAGCCAGGCCAACATTAGGAACGGATTTTGTATAGTGCCAATTTTCTACGGCATATTTAACTGCCTTACGAGATGCCAGTTCAAGTCTCATATTTCACCTGCTGACACAGAAAAATAAGAACCCGGAAACTTCCGATCTAACAACTCTTGAATATCAATCTCCGCTTGTTGGAGTTGTTCCGGAGATTCAAAGGTTATTTTCATCGTTGCTGGTTTGTTCTTCTCTTCTCCGATTAGTTCATCTAAAGGAGGCTCTTCTTCGGGTTGCCATACATCGAGCCCCCATTCTTCGAGTTCCGCCGCGTCCCATTCATTCGCGAGTATGTCCCAATCCCACTCCCCATAACCGACGTTATCCTTAATGATGAACGCGTTCGCTTTGCTCTCTTCCCACGAGGCAACGTAAACGGGTGCTTCGGTCAGTCCTGCGGCTTTGCAAGCCTTGAGGCGCATATTACCCCCGAGGACGATATTATCCGGGTTGACTACAATCGGACGCGCTTCGAGCATCTCGGGGAATTCCTGAATGCTTCGAACCAGTTTCTGGAAGTTCTCGTCTTTAATTAATCGAGGGTTCTTCGGGTTCTCCCGAATCTCCGAGAGCTTCATGAGCTTGGACGATGACGGCTTCAAGGGTATGGAGGAATTCTGCATTGTTAACGGCTAACGTGAGGAGGAGGGTTGCGGGGTCTTCTCCGATGTGCAATCGGATAACTTGACTATTTTCCGTGATGAGGAGATAGTTCTTCGCATGGAGGAGGGCTTTTCGTGCGGATCTCATGGATGCAAGATACGACCTTCCACGTCTTGGGCGATGGTTTCGAGCCATTCCCGGTCGTACCACGTCATATTGTGCTCTCTTCGGTGGAGGACTTTCATACCGGAGTAGGATACTACTTCGAAAGTCTCTGTCTTCGGTTGCTTCATATACTCCCGGATGTTCTTTGCGATTTCTTCGCGCTCTTCGTTTGTGTAGCTCATTTTGGTTTGGTTATAATCCGCAATAGCCGGAATCGCATTCCCATTCCTCGAACTTGATTTCGGTTTGCGGGCGGTGTTTCTCTATTTCTGAATAACTTATTTCACTCTTCCAGCGGTTGCCTGTTCGAAGCTCCTGGTTCTTAAACCACTCCATCTTGTTTGGATGGTCTTCAAACTTCTTTCTTAGAACGAGGGGGTTGCGGTGAAAACATCCCACGCAGTTGTTTTGCTTCGCAAAGGGAACGGGTATATCGTCCCAATATTCTACGATCGTATCGCGCTTAATTCCGTTGTCAATCAAAGGAAAAACGGGCTTTTGCCATCCAATTTTATTGTACTGTCGTAAACCGTCGACGCATTTATCAAGCATATTTTTCGCGCGGCGTTCTTCTCCGGCTCGGAATCCGATTTGCATTTTAACGGGTTCTCCGATTGTCTCCTTCCACCATTGAAACATTGGGTCGATTTTCATTTCGGTAGTGCAGTATCGCGCCATGATGTTAGGTAGATATTTGGATTTCTTGTCGATGATCTTCTCGAAAGGGTTGGATGATACCCAATGAATATCCTGTTGTAACCATTGTTCGAGTTCAAGTATTGTTTCAATAATAACATCCTCCTCAAGCGTTCCGACAAATTCCTTGCCCAGCTTATCGCTTACAAGTTTTCTTAAATACGGATCAGGGTGTTGGCAAGATTTGTCCTCCGTAGTTACGAGAGCGAACACCAGGTAATCGCTTGGATAATTAGCGGCGATATATGCGGAGGATTGCCCGCCCGATACGCTGGTTACCGTTTTCATTGTCCTGTTTCTTCTTTCCAAATATTCGAACAAACGGCGATCCGTTGTTCGGGGTCTTCGAAATCTCTTTTAACAATTACGTTGTTAATACAACGGTGCATGAATTGGTATCGGTTTTCGTTTTTTTCAGGCTTTGGGAGTGGCATCGTTCAATAAGGTTTTCAGTTCGTTAAACATTCGGCGATTGCACGAGGAGCATTGAGAGGGTCGGGTATTCGTTCCCGTCGCTTTCGAATACAGCCGGGCGAGGTCTCCGTTCGTGGCTTTGTCTGGATTGTCCAGGAGGTTTCGAATCTCTTCGAGGTCGTTTTCTTTTATTTCGGCTTCCCATTTCCCGAGGGGACACGAGGCTACTTTGAGCCGCGTTTTCGTGGGCATATGGCATCCGCAAAGTTTCGAGTCTTTGAAGGCTTCCGTTACGAGGTCGCCGCAACTCTTCGTGGATTCTACGAAGTGCTCGCACGCCTGACAAACGGCGAGGCGGTCATTTCTTTTCTGTCCCGTTACGAAGAACATCTTTCAGAATTTTACGGGTGAGGTGTAGGCTTCGATATAAGGTAGACTCTCCAATGCCAGACCGTCGAGATACGTCAGCCATATTCCATCCTTGCAAGTACAAAGAGAAGACGGTACGATCGAACCAAGAGAGGCGGTCGAGGAGCAATTGCATTTGTTCTCGTTGGATGGCTTTTGCCCAATCGCTTTCGCTTGTTTGTTCTTTTGGTTCATTGTCCGTCGTTGAATAGAGTTCCTTAAATTTTCCTCGGGTCGCTTCGTTGTACATGGCCTTCACGAAATACCCGAGGGGGTTTTCAGGGAAGGGTTTATCTATACAGCGAAGATAAACGTGGTGCACAAGGTCGGAAGAATCCGGAGTCCATCGTTTCCCAATGGTTCGAAGTTTCAAATAATTCTCCCGGAGGAATTTATTCCAATCCTCTTTGTGCTTTGATTTCATTTACTTTGCGCCGGTAATATCGGACTTTCTCTTCTAACTCTTCCACCGTCCATTTCTTATTCTGGTTGCTTTTGAGAAGAATCGCTTCCGCTGTGCCTTCGCCGTGGATTTCGTCGAGCTTCTTACCGAACACGAATTGTTGTCCTCCGGTCATATTACATTGCTTGCATTGAAAGGCGACGTTCATTTCGTCCCACCGGGTAGCGAGTTTCGCCCGAGTGATGAAGTGTCCACAGTCCACTTCTTTATAGTGGCGTATCCTCCCACAAGTGAAGCACTCTCCCCAACCTTCTTCGTTTGATCCTTTGAGGCGGATATACGTCGAGAAGATGGAATCAAGTTTCGCTTTCGTTTTCGCTATTCCCATCTGATTTGGTGTTTTCGTATCCTTCTATATTGAGGATATGTTCTTCAAGGAGTCGATTCATCCACGCGCGGGTAGTCTCTAATTCAATGCCTTCTAAACCTTTGGGTAAATTTTCCAAAAGTTGATTCCAAGTATATCCAGAATCGAGAAGCATAAGAAGGTTGTTCACTTGGAAGTAGTCATCTTCGCCAATGTCGTAAACACCTTGATGCCATTCATTTATTGTCATTCTTTCCAGGGATTAAAAAGGGGTTATTCTTCAGTTTCCAAGCGAGGTGAGCCGCTTCTTTGTCGTATTCAGGGACGTTCGTAGGGTTGTCCGTACCCCGGTAAATTTGCTTGTGCATCTTCTCGAGAATCGGGGCGCGTTCCTCTTCGTGTTTCTGGAGGCATTCCCGAAACTCTTGAATCTTAAGACGCTCGTAAAATTTGCCGTAATGCCCTTGCTTCATGCGGTCGCAAACTAACCTCAACTCTTCGAGTTTCAAAACGGGAAAAATCTCAAAGACCATCTCCGCGCAAAGGGCTACGTCTTCGAAGCTCGTGAGCGTCTTTTTTGCGTCTATGAAATCGACGGTCTTTTTAATGAGCGTCACCACTTCCTCTCGCGTTTTTTCCGGGTAACATCGTAAAGCGGTTCGGATGTTTGTCCCTTCGTGCCACGCTTCTTCGGGCGTGTATTTAAAGAGTCCCGTACTTGAGATAATTTGTAAGCTGTTCTCGGTCTGGAACGCTTGCTTCTCTCTTCTTTGGGCGAGGGAAGATTCCTTGCCACTGGTTAGCGATAGCGAGTTGGA